AACTGGAGAGTTACAAAAACTTGTTTACGATTAGGTAGTAGAATTATTGGTAAGTGTATGATGGGGAGTACTTCTAATGCATTAGATAAAGGTGGTGATAATTTTAAAAAACTATATGAAAGCTCAGATGTTACAAAAAGAAACGCCAATGGACAGACTCGCTCAGGATTATATAGTTTGTTCATACCTATGGAATGGAACTACGAAGGATACATTAACGCTCATGGGTTACCTGTATTCGAGACACCAGGAACACCCGATGAGGACCCTCATGGGCAAAAAATAAAATTAGGCGTATTAGATTATTGGAAAAATGAAGTTGATGGTTTAAGTGAAGATCAAGATGCTTTAAATGAATTTTATAGACAGTTCCCACGCACAACTAAACATGCTTTTAGGGATGAATCTAAAAACTCTTTATTTAACCTAACTAAAATATATCAACAAATAGATTGGAATGCTGATATTAGACACAGCAGTGTTATAACACAAGGATCTTTTCAATGGGTTGGAGGAATAAAAGATACAGAAGTAATATTTGTTCCAAATAAAAACGGTAGGTTTTTTGTTTCTTGGGTTCCACCTAATAGATTACAAAATAATATAAAAGTAAAATTAGGAAAAAAGTATCCTGCTAATGAAAATTTAGGAGCATTTGGGTGTGACCCTTATGATATATCAGGCACCGTAGATGGTAGAGGATCAAATGGTTCTTTACACGGTNTAACTAAATTTAGCATGGANGATGTNCCTCCACATCATTTTTTCTTAGAATATATAGCTAGGCCACAAACAGCTGAAACGTTTTTTGAAGATGTATTAATGGCATGCATATTTTATGGAATGCCAATATTATGTGAAAATAATAAACCTAGACTTTTATATCATTTTAAAAGAAGAGGNTATAGNGGTTACGCAATGAATAGGCCAGATAAAATATATAATAAATTATCTGTTACAGAAAGAGAAATTGGTGGTATACCAAATTCAAGTCAAGATATTATACAAGCACATGCTGCTGCAATTGAATCTTATATAGAAGAATATGTAGGATTAAAAGAAGAAGGAAATTATGGAGATGTATATTTTCAACGTACATTAGAAGATTGGAGTAGATTTAATGTGAATAACAGAACAAGGCATGATGCCTCGATTAGTTCGGGATTAGCAATTATGGCATGCAATAAAAATAAGTATAGGCCAGTTCCTAAACTTGTAAAACAAGAATACGATTTAGGAATTAGAAAATACGACAATACAGGAGCACTATCCAAAATTATACAATAAATGAAGATAAACTATAATACTAATAGTCCTTTTCCGAGTCAAGTAGTAAGTGACGCAGAGAAATCAAGCTGGGAATATGGAGAACAGGTAGCCAGAGCTATTGAATACGAATGGTTTAATCAAGGTCGTACTAATGGTAATAGATATTTAACTACATGGAATAACTATAATAGATTAAGATTATATGCTAGAGGAGAACAACCTACGCAAAAATATAAAGATGAATTATCTATTAATGGTGATTTATCATATCTTAATTTAGATTGGAAACCTGTACCTATTATATCTAAATTTGTGGATATACTGACTAATGGAATTTCTGCGAAAGATTATGATATAAATGCATATGCTCAAGATCCAGAGTCTTTAAATAAAAGAACAAGCTATGCTAAAATGTTGGCTGAAGATATGTTTGCTAAAGAAACAATGGGGCAAATTACAGAGATGCTTGGATCTGATTTATCTCGTACTGCTATATCACAAGAAGAATTACCTACCACTAAAGAAGAGCTTGAGCTTCATATGCAATTAAGTTATAAGCAAGCTATAGAAATTGCAGAAGAAGAAGCAATCAATCAAATATTAGATCAAAATAGATTTGATTTAATTAAACGTAGAATGAATTATGATTTAGTTACTTGTGGTATTGCTGCTTGTAAAACTAATTTTAATTTAGCTAACGGAATTACAGTAGATTATGTAGATCCAGCATATATGATATATTCTTATACAGAAGATCCAAATTTTGAAGATATATATTATGTAGGTGAAGTAAAGGGTGTTACAATTCCAGAACTTAAAAAACAATTTCCTAATATTCCAGATGAGGAATTAGAAAGAATTCAACAACAAAAAGGAAATAGAAATTATCTATATGGTAATGGAACATTTGATGAAAATTCAATTCAAGTATTATATTTTGAATATAAAACTTATAGTGATCAAGTATTTAAAATAAAAGAAACTCCTTATGGATTAGAAAAAGCATTAGAAAAACCTGATACTTTTAATCCCCCAGTAAATGATAACTTTGAAAGAGTAGGTAGAACTATAGAGGTTTTATATAAAGGTGTTAAGGTGTTGGGAACTAATACAATGTTGCAATGGGAAATGGCAGAAAATATGACAAGACCTTTTGCTGATACTACTAAAGTAGAAATGAATTATGCTATTTGTGCACCTAGAATGTATAAAGGGCGTATAGATTCTATAGTAAGCAGAATAACTGGGTTTGCTGATATGATTCAAATAACTCATCTTAAATTGCAACAAGTAATTGCTAGGATGGTTCCAGATGGAGTATTCTTAGATATGGACGGGCTTGCTGAAGTTGATTTAGGTAATGGTACTAATTATAATCCAGCGGAAGCATTGAATATGTATTTTCAAACTGGTTCTGTTGTAGGTAGGTCATTAACCCAAGATGGCGAGTTAAATAGAGGGAAAATACCGGTACAAGAACTTGCGACAAATTCTGGACAAGCAAAAATACAAAGTTTAATTCAAACATATAATTATTATCTACAAATGATAAGAGATGTGACCGGATTAAATGAAGCTAGAGATGGTAGTTTACCTGATAGAGATACATTAGTTGGGTTACAAAAAATTGCTGCGCAACAGTCTAATATTGCAACTAAGCATATTAATAATGCTAGTTTATGGCTAACATTAAGAGCATGTGAAAATATTGCTAAGAAGATTGGTGATATGTTAGAATATCCATTAACTGCTAATGCATTAAAAGAAAGTATATCAACTTTTGATGCAGANACATTAAGAGAGATTGATCATTTATCTTTACATGATTTTGGTATATTTTTAGATTTAGAACCAGACGAAGAAGAAAAAGCNACNNTAGAACAAAATATTCAAGTTGCTTTATCAGGTGGTGGTATTGATTTAGAGGATGCTATTGATATTAGACAGATACGTAATTTAAAATTGGCTAATCAATTATTAAAACAAAAGCGTAAACAAAAACAACAAAGAGATCAGCAAATACAAGAACGTCAAATTCAACTAACTGCACAGTCAAATGCAGATGCGGCAGAAAAAGCCGCTGAGGTAGAATTACAAAAACAACAAGCATTAGCTGAAAAAGAATTACAAATAGAACAAGGTAAATCTCAATTTGAAATTCAAAGAATGCAGACTGAAGCAGAAATTAAACGTCAACTTATGGCTGAAGAGTTTAATTATCAAATGCAATTAGAGCAAATGAAAATGCAAGCAGAGCAAACTAAGGAAAGAGAGATAGAAGATAGAAAAGACAAAAGAGTTAAAATCCAAGGAACACAACAAAGTGAAATGATAGATCAAAGACAAAATGATTTATTACCTATAGATTTTGAAAATAAAGGCCAAGNAGGAATGTTTCCNATGGCTTAATTANTAATTATTTAATTATATTTTATTATGGCAGATAAAAAAGNGGCCGTAGAGGTCAANCAAGAAGGTGACTTTAAAATCAAGTCAAAACCTAAAAAAATGAAAGACTTAGGAAGTAAGTCAAACAACGAAGTAGTAAAAGTAGATTTAACAAAACCAGTAACAGATGAAGTAAAATCAGATGTTATTAAGGTTGATTTAACAGAAAAACCAAAAACAGATGCCGTTCAAGAGCGTAAAACAGAGGAATTACCTGTGGATGCAACACCCGGAGATAGCAAGAAAATGGACGAAGGAACACGGGTCAGCGATACAAAGGAAGAGCCCGCTGCAGAAGTTGAGGTGCAAACTCCGATTGAAGAAATAATTGAAGAGATTGTAGAAACTACTGAAGAAAAAATTGAAGATATTCCAGAAGTAACTAATGAACCAGTTGCAGAAACGCAACAATTACCACAAAATGTTGATAAACTAGTTAAGTTTATGGATGAAACAGGTGGAACAGTGGAAGATTATGTGAACTTAAATAAAGATTATACCAAATTTGATGATGATACTTTATTACATGAATATTATAAAAAATCGAAACCTCATCTATCACAGGATGAAATTAACTTTTTAATCGAAGATAAATTTCATGTAGATGAAGATGTGGACGAAGAAAGAGATATACGTAGAAAAAAGCTAGCTTATAAAGAAGAAGTTGCTTATGCTAAAAAGGATTTAGAAAGTTTAAAGAGTAAGTATTACGCTGAAATTAAACAACGTCCTGGAATAACACAAGAACAACAAAAAGCTACAGATTTTTTCAATCGTTACAATAAACAGCAAGAAACTATAAAGCAAAGTCACGAAGCGTTTCAAAAACGGACCGAAGATTTATTTGATACAGAATTCAAAGGTTTTGATTATTCTGTAGGTGAGAAGAAATTTAGGTATAAAGTTCAAGATCCTTCTAATGTAGCTAAAAGTCAATCTGATATTAACAATTTTATTAATAAATTTGTAGATAAAAAAGGAAATATCAATGATACTGTAGGTTACCATAAAGCTTTATATGCTGCTATGAACGCTGATAAACTAGCGAGTCACTTTTATGAACAAGGGAAAGCAGATGGTGTTAAAGACATGGTCAAGCAATCCAAGAACCCAGCTAAAGATGCACCAAGGCAAGTTGCCGGCGGGGATGTATTTATAGATGGATTAAAAGTAAGGGCTATTAGTGGAACAGATTCATCTAAATTGAAAATTAAAANAACATTTAACAATTAAAATTTAAACAATTATGGCTTTAAGTCCCCAATTTGGAACGATANTCCCTAGTCAAGTACAACAGATACTTGCTACGAATTATCTAAATTTTGCTGGTGGTGGAGTAACATTCGCACAGCAATATTTGCCAGAAATCTACGAACAAGAAGTTGAAAGATACGGTAATAGAACTTTATCTGGATTCTTAAGAATGGTAGGTGCTGAGCTTCCTATGACAAGTGACCAAGTAATCTGGTCAGAACAAAATAGATTACATATTGCTTATGATAACTGTACGTTTGCAGCTCCTGGTGTAGGTGCAGCTAACGCTATTACTATACCTGCTGGTGTAACTAACGTTATATCTCCAAGATCTACTATCGTTGTGATGGATGATTTCGGTGCAGAAGTAAAGTGTTTAGTTGTTTCATCTAACGTTGGTGCTGGTCCAGTTACTATAAATGTTGACCCTTATACAGCTGCTACTATAGCAGGTGCAGGTTTAGTTGGAAACGTAAAAATATTTGTTTACGGTTCTGAATACCTAAAAGGATCTACAACACCTAACGCTGCTGCTGGTCCTGCATTAGTTGCTGGAACTAGCTACGTAAGTGTTGACCCATCTTTCACACAATTCCAAAACAATCCTATCATTGTAAGAAGCAAATACACAGTATCTGGTTCTGATATGGCTCAAATAGGTTGGGTTGAAGTTGCTACTGAAGATGGAACTTCTGGATACCTTTGGTATCTAAAAGCTGAGTCTGAAACAAGACTTAGATTTGAAGATTATTTAGAAATGATGTGTGTTGAAGCTGAGCTTGTTGCTGCTGCTTCTCCAATCGTTGCTCAAACTGAAGCAAATGGTTCTGAAGGACTTTTTGCTGCTATTCAGAATAGAGGTAACGTAATGGTTGGCTTTAGTGCTGCTACAGGTATTAGTGACTTTGATGATATTCTTAGAAACTTAGATACTCAGGGAGCTATTGAAGAAAACATGTTATTCCTAGATAGACAAACTGCTTTGGATTTTGATGATATGCTAGCTGCTATCTCTGCTGGATCTTCAGGTGGTACTGCTTATGGATTATTTGANAACTCAGAAGAAATGGCTTTAAACTTAGGTTTNAGNGGTTTCAGAAGAGGTTCTTATGATTTCTATAAAACAGATTGGAAATATCTTAACGACGCTTCAACGCGTGGTGGTATGACTGGTCCTGCTTCTATAGAAGGAGTTTTAATCCCAGCTGGTACGACTACTGTTTATGATCAAATTCTAGGTACTAACATTAGAAGACCTTTCTTACACGTAAGATATAGAGCTTCTGAAGGTGATGACCGAAGAATGAAATCATGGTTAACAGGTTCTGCAGGTGGAGCTTATACTAGTGATCTTGATGCAATGGAAGTAAACTTCCTTTCAGAAAGATGTTTAGTAACTCAAGCTGCTAATAACTTCGTATTATTCCAAGGAGTATAATCATTTTAAAGGTGACGGGCACTTCGGTGCCCTTATACCTTTATTTTTTAACTATTTAATTATATTATATTATGGCAAAAACCAAAAAACAAGAGGCTGCTATAGAAGAATTACCAGTTGTAGAAGGACAGGTAATTGAAAATGTAGCACAACCTATTAAAGCAAAACCAGTTAAAAAAGATAGCTGGGAAATAAAAGATAGAACTTATATATTAAAGGGAGAAAAAGAACCTTTAACATTCACTATTCCAAGTAAGCATACTAGAAGACATCCATTATTATGGTTTGATACTTCATCTAACGAACAAAGAGAGTTAAGGTATGCAACTAATATGAATAGTCCTTTTGTAGACGAACAAAAAGGAGAAGTTACTATGGGACACATAACTTTTAGAGACGGATCATTACATGTTCCAAGCAGAAATGTAGCTCTACAGAAGTTATTGTCTTTATATCATCCGATGAAAAATCGTAAGTATATTGAACATGTACCAAAACAAATTGCATCTGATGAATTAGTAAATATAGAATTTGAAATAGAAGCATTACTTGCAGCAAGAATGATGGATGTAGATCAAGCTGAGGCTATTGTAAGAGTGGAGCAAGGAAATGCAGTAGATTCTTTATCTTCTAAAGAAGTTAAAAGAGATCTAATGTTACTAGCTAAAAGAAATCCTCAATTATTTTTGAGCTTAGCGGCTGATGAAAATGTAGGATTAAGAAACGCTGGAATTAAAGCTGAATCTCAGGGATTAATTAGATTATCCCAAGATCAAAGAACATTCCATTGGGGTAGTAATGATAGAAAGTTAATGACAGTACCATTTGATGAAAACCCTTACACAGCGCTAGCTGCGTGGTTTAAAACAGATGATGGTGTAGAAGTATATAAGTCAATAGAAAAACAACTTCAATAATAATATAAGGGGCGGATCCGTCCGCCTCTATATTAAATAATAAAAATATAATGGCAGTAAACGTAGATATAGTTTATAAAACGGTTTTATTAATCCTTAACCAACAGCAAAGAGGGTATATGACGCCTGATGAATTTAACAAGACAGCTACTCAGGTGCAGTTAACTATATTTGAAGGTTATGCAAGTGATTTAAATCAACAGTATCGATTACCTGATAATGATACTGAATATGGAGATCGCGTAAAAAATATTGAACAGAAATTACAATTCTTTCAAAAATATATAAACAATGCCGCTGTTCCTGGCGCAATAACAGGAACTAATCCTTTTACAATAGATACTACTGTTGTAACTGATCTATATAGATTAGGGTCAGTAATGTATCAAGGTGTACAATTAGGACAATATTCACAAAGAAATGAGGTAACACAATTATTCCTTTCCCCGTTAACTCAACCTACTGA